GCTAATAGACCTTTATGGAGAACTAATGTTTATGGTAGAGGTGGATTTATAAATCAGTATGGAGTATGTCCTTTTGATACTGCTATTACTCTAGAAGATAATCCATATTCAGGGACTCATACTATTATATGGAATAATGTGTATTTTCCTATTGATGGTAACTATGATATAGGAGTACAGGTTGATGATAATGTAAAACTTATTATTGAAGGAAATGGTAAGAAAGAAATCATAAACAAGAAAGGATTTGCTGGTGATACTGATACTAGTACTGGAAAGTCAACTTATATAAGAAGATTTGCAAAAGGTAATTATACAATTACTGCTGAAGTGGAGCAAATTCCTGGTGGTAAGTTTGGATTTGATAGTGTTAAGGGTATTAATCCTATGGCATTAGCAGTGAATATTGAAAGTCTTTCTGTTGAGAAGGAAGTTATTTCTGCTAAATCTTGGAATGAGAATCCAATGGGAGTGGCATTGTCTATTGATGCACCAGATATTCCTATACCTCAAGAAGAAATTCCTGAGGCTCCTGGTAGATGTCCTAGAAATCCTATGTGGAGCACAAGGTATCCGGGTGCAAAAGAAAAGTGGCATCCAGTAAGAGTTTCTGGATGGAGTTCTTTTCTTAACAGATTTGCAATGTCTCCTGTTCCACCACGATCTGAGAAAAATACTGATGCTGGTGGGGTTATGTATACTAATTCTTGGCAGCAGGATATTCCTTACAATGGTTGGTATAAAATCAGAGCAGAGGTAGATGATATTGCACGTATCTATATTAATGGGGAGAAAAAATTAGATCTTTCTCGAAGAAATGATAAAATAAGAGGAGAGGAAAAGTTCTTCTTATCGAAGGGTAGTGTGGAGATAAAAGTTGAGGTTGAGAATTATGAATCGGGGACATTTAAGAAAATAGATAAAAAGATTTTTAATACCAGTGATTGGGGTGTTAATCAAAAAGAAAAAGGTGGAATTAAGTATGAAGGTCCGGAGTTAGCAACTTATCTTAGTGGTGAATTGGGACCGGCTTTAACTCCAAAATGGGATTTTGAAGGAGATAAAATTATCGATGAGCAGTTTTATCGTGACGGTTTCATGGGAAGATCTTGGACTTCTACATGGGAAAATGTTGAGTTTCCTGAAGATGGGCAGTATCAAATTCAATGTTTAGTTGATGATACGTTAAGTATAAAGATAGATGGTAGTGAAGTAGCTAAGGCTGTAATTAATGAGCAAAAAGCTACTGGTCCTAATTTCGATAAAGCAGAGTATTTAAAATATGGTGGAACAAATGTAAAGACACTAACTTTTAATGCTACTAAAGGAAGGAGAACTATATCTGCCACTTATACAAATATTCCTGGAGATTCTACGAGTACTTTCCAAACTAATCCTGTATATTTTGCCTTTAAGATTACGAAGAAGGTGAGTGCTAGAGCTACTGATTCTAAATCATGGACAGATAATCCTATTGGTATTTCTGCGGTTCTTATTCCCCCTCCTTGCCCTAAGAAGGTATCTGGAAAAGGTACTATTAGCAGAGTTATAGTTGATGATCCTGGTAATGGATTCCCTAAACCGGCGGGAGATGGTTATCCGGTAGGACTTGGTTTATCTGCAATAAACATAAAGGATGCTGGAATTAATTATAATTGCGCTACGGATAAAGTTGTGATTACACCTAGTAATGGGGCTAAACTTTCTTTATCTGGTTGTGATAATTTTGGTAGAATAAGTAAAATCGATGTTGATGAGACTGGATTGTTTACTACTTGGCCTAAAATAACAATTGAATCTGATACTGGTGTAAACTTTGAAGCAACCCCAATTTTTGAGGTTATACGAGATCCTATTGTTGTTGATCCAAAGAAATTAGTACAAGTTACTGATTTGGCTGGAATTAAGCAAACAGGATATTATCAAGGAAGACCTTACTATGGTGCGGTATTCTATAAAGATAATGTTCGATATGCTGGTTGGTATGAAACTGCTGGACAATTGGTTCAAATATATGATACAATGCAAGAAAGTATTGATGGTGAAGTTACTACACTTCCATCAGCAATTCTTAAGCAGGGTAGTGATGTTTCAAGTAATGATCCCAAACTTAATCTTCCGGGTACTCCCGATAACTTAATTTAAAGATATGTCACAAATTATAGACAGACTACCTCAGGGTGATGATGCTAGTACTGCTAAGGCAAATTATACTGCTAGTGGTTTAGGTAATGATAAGGGATCTATTGCATTTGGTCATATTCATGAGAAGGGTGATGTGACTTCTGGTGTAATGCTTAGGACACCAGATGGAAAGCATTTTATGTCCATGGATATTGATGGGCAAAGAAAGGGGTGGACTACATTTGCTGGACCAGGTAATTTTAGTATTGAAGCAGGATCAGATAAGAAAAAGATTGATTCCACCATAATGGTGAATTCTAAGAATGGGGATATACAAATCATTGCTACTAATGGTAATATAAGATTGGAAGCAAATAATATTGAAATGATTGCTAGAGGTGAGGGTGGAAGTGCGGGTAATATTACTTGTACTGCTACTGAAAGTTTTGTTATTAAGGATACGAAGAAAATTTTAATGGACTGTACTTCATTTTTTAGTCTTTCTTCAACAGGTACTGGTAATGTGATTGCCAAATCATGCCTTAACATGTATGGTTCTATAATTAAAGGAGTAAGTGATGCAGTCACTGTTAAACCTTCTAAGAACTCTAATCAAAAGTTCTGGAAACAATGTAATCCAAATGCATAGGGGGACAAATCAATGACAATGAATTTTGATGATATTAATTGTGGAGGTCAACTCAGGGTAGGTACTGGGGTGGTTCCTTCTATTAAAGAAGGTAACACAAAGATTAATGGATCCATGTATGCGGAAGGGCCTGCTGTTTTTGGAAATCAAACTGCTTTCGCTGATAATGAAGGAACTGTAATGATTTCTAGGACTACTAATGATGATCCTGATTGTACTCCTGCAAATAAATCACTTCATATAAAAGGAAATATTCAATGTGATGGTGATGGTGGAACTGCTAGTGCGCTTTATATTAGTGGAGGTGGTGGTGCGAATACTGTTTATATTGATGGTGACTTATATGTAAGTGGTGCAACAGATACTGATAATAAAGGAAGACTTGCCTCTAGATTTAGTTCTGCGGATGCTAGACCAAAACCTTTTGATATGGAGCATCCTTCTAAAGAGAAAGGTAATCGTTTAAGGTATGCTTGTATTGAAGGCCCTGAGGTTGGAGTATATTATAGAGGAAGAGTGAAGAATGAAAGAATAATAAGATTACCTGCTTATTGGAAAGATTTGGTACATATTAATAGTATTACTGTCCAACTTCAACCTATTGGAGCTCATCAAGATGTAATTGTGAAGAGATGGGATGATGAGTTTATTCACTTGCAAGGTAAAGGAATTCCTATAGATTGTTTCTATCATGTGTATGCAGAGAGGAAAGATTGTAATCCTTTAGTTGTTGAGTATGAAGGTAATACTGATAAGGATTATCCAGATCCGGATTATAAGGATCCAAAATATCGTGGACAGAATACGATAACAGGGTGAAAAAACTTATTCATATTGAAGATGATTTTTTAGATCCTTCTTTATGTCAATCTTTTATTGATCTTTCAAAGGCAAATCAAAAAGAAATGCCTTATGGAACTCCTGATAGAGGTGGGGATACATATCTCACTACTGTTGAATGGGAAAATCATGGTGCGACTTATTATGGTGGGAATGTAGATCCTATAGAAATTAAAACAACTGACGGAGTGGTAAATACCGTTAATAGTTTATGTAAAACTTTTGATCCTTTATCTAATTTGGATTATGTTGGAGTAGTAAGATGGCCTATTGGTACATTTATGAAACCTCATGTTGATGATAATAATGTTCATAATCCAGATGTATTTGCAGCAATGCTGTATTTAAATGATGATTTCAGTGGAGGACATACGGTTTTTGAAGAGTTTGAGATTAAACCAAAAGTTGGTAGATTAATTGTATTTTCCAATTCATATTATCTTCATTATGTTAGTAAAATTGAAGGTGCAGAGAGATTTGTACTTTCTTTTTGGTACAACCGTGCTTGACATCTGTTCTTTTATCTGGTAAGATACTATGAGTATGATAAGTGCCTGGATGGACGACGAGTATCTAATGAAGTGTGTGGTGGATCCACTCAAGAAGACAATTTACCTTTATTCTAATGAAGGAGAGACTAAGGAAGTGGTGTGTGATAATACAGATCAATTCATGAATGTGTTAAAAGTAATACGTGATACATGTCCAGAGGGAAGATTATCTTATTCCAACCCTTTATAAGATCTAAATATATGAAATAGGTTAACTCCTATGAAATACCGAATCGATACCAGATATTGCTGGTATAATCATAAAACACAAATTGTTTTAATGTATTTCATAAATCAAGTCCCTTTTACCTTTGAAGACCTTCCTCTAATTGCCAAAGATGATCCTGAGATAGTTGAAATTGCAGATAATGAAAAATCTTATGAGACCGAAGATTTGTACAAAGCTTATCAATATCTTATGGCAGAGCAATGTCACCCTTTAGAATTTGAGTTAGAATTAGAAAACGCTGATTTACTTCCTGTAGATTAATGAATATTAAATTGTGGTATTCCAATAGTATGCAACAGTGGCGGTGGACTTTGATGGATGATTCATTAGACCAGGCATCGGGTCAACAACCTGAGCTTAGAGATGCTATGGATGAAATTGCCAAGATGGTGGAGTATTTACAGTCGAAATAAATATATGCCTTTTCTTGGATGATAAATAATCCATAACAAGAACTATAATGCGAGTAAGATGGGTCTCTCCAGATTAGATAATTTTCTGAAGTCAGCAAGGGGAACAATCCTCTATGTAAATCCAAATGATTTGGATGCTACAGATAGTATCGAAAACCAGGGTAATTCACTTACCCGTCCTTTTAAGACTATTCAACGTGCGTTGATAGAGGCATCTAGATTCTCTTATCAGAAGGGATTAGATAATGACCGATTTGGTAAGACTACCATTTTACTATATCCCGGAGAGCACTTAGTAGATAATAGACCTGGTTATATTCCTACTGGTACTAATACTTTCTTGTTGAGGAATGGAACCACTTCAAACGACCTTCCTCCATACGACCTAACAACTAATTTTGATCTAGAGACCGCTGATAATGAACTGTTTAAGCTTAATAGTATATACGGTGGTGTTATAGTTCCCCGTGGTACTTCTCTTGTTGGTTTAGACCTTAGAAAGACAAAAATAAGACCTAAGTATGTTCCATCTCCTACAAATGATAATATTGAGAGATCTGCACTCTGGAGAATAACTGGCGAATGCTATTTCTGGCAGTTCTCTATGTTTGATGCTAATCCAAATGGCACTTGCTATCTGGATTATACAACTAATGAGTTTGTTCCTAATTTCTCACACCATAAGTTAACTTGTTTTGAATATGCTGATGGTGTAAATGCAGTTGATATTAATGATACATTTATAACATATTCTACAAGTCGTACTGACTTGGATATGTATTATGAGAAGATTAGTCTTGTATATGGACAATCCTCTGGTCGTGCTATTGAACCAGATTATCCAAGTACCAATATTGACATTCAACCTAAGGTTGATGAATATCGTATTGTTGGTTCAACTGGTGAATCTACAGGTATTTCAAGTATTAGAGCAGGTGATGGTGTAACTCCTACTACTAGTATTACTGTTAGTACCACTACTAACGTAGCAGGGTTGGATGTAGATACTCCATTCCGTGTTACTGGTATTACTGCTGCTGGATATAATGGACAATATGTAGTATCAGAAAGACCTGATAGTGATGTGAATTCTTGGCCTGATGTTGTGTATTCTGTTCAGAATGCTCCAACTGCTGCACTTCCATCTGCTACAGGATCTGAATTAACATTATCTTCTGATACTGTTACATCATCTTCACCATATATCTTTAACTGCTCTTTGAGATCAGTATATGGTATGTGTGGTATGACTGCTGATGGTGCGAAAGCAACTGGATTCAAGTCAATGGTTGTTGCCCAGTTTACAGGTATTGGTCTACAGAAGGATGACAATGCATTTGTTGTTTATAATACAGATTCTCCTCCAACTGGTACATGGGATGATAACACAGTTGCAGGAAATGAGAGTTTAAGTACTAATTCTAATGCAATAACAAAACCATCTTATAGAAACTATCATGTTAAGGTAAGTAATAAAGCAGTTATACAGGCAGTTTCTGTTTTTGCTATTGGTTATTCTCAGCATTTCTTAACTGAGAGTGGTGGTGATATATCTCTTACTAACTCCAACTCTAACTTTGGTTCTAAAGCATTAGTATCTGAAGGATTTAGGGATGATTCTTATACCCAAGACGATTATGGTTATATAACTCATATTATTCCACCAAAAGAAATTCCTCTTACAGAGACATCAATCGAATTTGAAGCACTTGATGTAGGTTGGACTGTTGGTGTTGGTTCTACTGCTCATTTATATTTGTATGGGCAAACTAACTTAGATTCTCCTCCTGAAAACGTATTAGAAGGATATAGAGTTGGCGCAAAGGCCGAAGATAAGTTAAATGTTCTTATCTCTTATGCTGGTACTGTAACTGAATACAGTGCTCGTATCACAATGCCAGATTCTGAATACA